CTCTTTTCGGGGCTTCAAAGTTTAAGTTTCGACCGGACCAGTCGCGTCCCTCACTCTATGCCAACCACTCGAGGGTAGTCACCAAAAGAATAATCGACCTCGGGTGTACCAAAGCGTCTGAAGATGCCGTGCCGTTCGAGTTGCGTCTTGGTTGCGTGGTGCGTCGCACACAACGACTGGAACTTATTAATGAAGAACGCAGTCTCACCTATCTGCGTCCAAGGGAACAGGTGGTCAACAGTTGTTGCCGCGGTGATAGTGCCCTCTGCCTTACAACCTTCGCATAGGGGGTACTTGCTTAGTTGTATCTGGCGCAACGCAAACCATTGCCTTGTTTTGTAGAACTTTGATTGTTCTTTTCTGGCGTCGTTGTACTTAGATGTGTACTTCGGTTTATCTTTGCCCCCGTGATCTAGGCAATACCCGTTCAGTTTGGATCGGGGATTCTTACACCCCAGTTCTAGGCAATACGCCGCAGTGGGTACGCTTGGCATCAGGCAATCAACTCTGCCTTTTGTCCCGTAAAGTCTTCCCAACGCTTAACGATCACGTCGCAGTATTTAGGGTCCAACTCCATCAGCCTTGCGATTCGTCCGTTTTTCTCAGCGGCAATCAAAGTAGTTCCAGAGCCGCCAAAAGAATCCAAAACCATATCGCCACCCTTAGTGTTGTTAAGCATTTGGTACTCAAAAAGCGCAACCGGCTTCATGGTTGGGTGTTCGCCATTGCGGCTTGGTTTATCAAATTCCAGGATGGTCGTTTGCTTGCGGTCTGCGGCCCACAAATGTCCTGCGCCTTCCTTCCACCCATATAAACACGGTTCGTGTTTCCAGTGGTAGTCTTGCCGGCCCATAACCAATGACGACTTTTTCCAAATCAAGCACTGGCGCACCTTCCATCCAGCGTCTTGAGCCGCACCTCGGAAGTTATATCCCTCAGAATCAGCGTGCCAAATATAAAAAACCGCCCCTGGCTTCATAACTACATCGGCGGCAACGTAAGCATCTCGTAAAAATTGGCGAAACTGCTCATCACCCATGTCGTCGTTTTGAATTGTCAAACCTGTGCCGCCTTCGTAGGCCACGTTATATGGCGGGTCGGTCAGCCACATATCAACGCTTTGTCCGTCACATAGACGCTCAAGGTGCTCAATGCTGGTGCTGTCTCCGCACATCAAACGATGCTTGCCCAACTTATAAATGTCTCCGGGCTTAGTTTTTGCCTCTTCAGGAACTGCCGGGGCTTCATCCTCATCGGTTAAACCTGGATTGACCTCGACGGGCATCAAATCCTCGATTTCCTCTGGATCAAAACCTGTCAAACCAAGGTCGTAATCCAAGTCCATCAGGTTTTTCAACTCAGAAACCAATTTTTCGTTGTCCCAACCAGCATTGAGCGCAAGTTTGTTGTCAGCAATGACATAAGCGATCTTTTGCTCATCAGTCAGGCCAGCCAATGTGATCGTCGGCACTTCGTCCATGCTTAGATTTTTTGCCGCCAGCAAGCGTCCGTGACCTGCAATGATTACATCGCTTTCATCAATTAGTATTGGATTGGTGAAGCCAAACTCGTTAATGCTTGCCACGATCTGCTTGATTTGATCGTCGGAATGCGTGCGACTGTTGTTGCCATAAGGATTTAACGTCGTGACGCTTTTGTAAACCACCTGCATTTGTGTCATTTCGTGTAATCTTTCGTTTTATTTCAGGAACTTGAGTCGATATACGGTTCGGTTGAGCAGGGTTGCAATCCCATCGATCTCGTTCTGAATCTCGGAGTCTTGCGGCAATTTACTGCGTTCTTGGCGTACAAAGTCACGCAGGCCACGGATGTACTCTAGCGGTTCGCGGTCCACGTTGCCAAAAGCCGACGGATACGGTCCGATGATTTCCTCGTATGCGCCTTGGATTGATTCGGTAACGGTATCAACGAGGTCAGGAATCGACTCGTAATAGTCCGATAATGCGCGATGGGCGGCATCTGAGCCAACGCCATGCACCTGGAAATGCTTAAAATGCGCCAAGGTTGCGGAATGCAACATCGTGCCAATGAACTGAACCGTTGCGTTTATGTCGAGCATTTCGTTTTCCTCTTTATATCCAGACGCATGGGCGGCGCGGCCCACGTCCACCGCCTTTTGCTTCGTCGCAAACGGCCCTTGACTTCCCCAGTACCACCCATCGGGTTTTTTACTTATAGGCATATCGCACCATTTTTTGATCGGTTTTACCCTGACGGATGTATTGTCTGCGTTTACAGGACATGGTGCAACCGCAACTGGGTTCGCGCCGCCAGTCGGGCACATCGCCACCGTATTTTTCCAGCATCTTTGCCAAGGTTTCTCGGTACAGTTTGCATGGTTCGTTCATCAGCAGACGATCCCGGCAACCGTAGCACTTCATGTGATACCCGCCATAAATCGGGTTTTTTGCCGCCTCCAGGCACGTTTCGCACTCAGACACTGACGGGCAGTCTTGATTCGTGGAAAGTGTACATCCAGACGTTTTTTCGGCCTTTTGTGTTTTCATTCTTGATTTGTTCACGGCTTACATACCGCTGACGGTAAAAGTAACACAAGGCCATCGAGATTTGGTTGGGTTTCAATTCGGGCACGGCCTCGTTAATTTCCACCAAAGTCAATGGACATTGAGCCGCACGAAATACCTCTCGCACTTTTCGTACCGCATTTGTCATGACTATCCCCAGTGTGTAATACAACGGAGATAATACTCGCAAAGTAATACAGCCGTCAATGCTTCAAAAATAAGCACTCATTAGCGTGACGCACGCCTTTTGAGTCCACATACGTTTCGCCACAGCCTGCCATCCACTCCAACAGCATAAAAGCCAGGAAAATGCCAAACAGACTGGTAAACACAAACATTGCAATTGCAGATAAAACTTTTTTCATGATCACTCCGTTTTGTTGAACAAGACCCCCACAGGGGTTTCGGCTAATAAAGCCTCATCAGTTGTTCTTTTATAAGGTTTCAATCGTATTTCCAGAATCCCCATTGGGTTCCCAGATGGAAACAATAATTCGATCACGCTCTGCGCCAAATACGGTGATTAAACTATCAAGCGCAATGTGGTGTTTATAAGATAAGTTCATGGTATGTGGTCGTGCGTACTCAACGGTTCCCGTATACGACTGACCGAAATAAATGCCTTTTACACGGTCACCAACGCTAAAAGGTTTTTGCTTGCTCATGATTACTCCGTTTCGTTAAACATGGCGATCTGCCATGAGATGTATTACAACACAGTGCGGGTTCTATTACAAGTGTTTTTGCATCTTTTTTTGACCCGTCGGTCAGTATTTTCTGCAAACACAAGTATTCAAAAGGCCAAAAAAACCCCAGGTGGTTAAACCTGGGGCAAGTTGCATGGCTACTGCAATTCACTAACACGACTGGGGACTGCTCACATAAAGCAGTGGCGGCTTGAACAACACTTTTGAAAAGTGACCCCGGCGCTAACCCGGTTCAATCCCCATGCGTCTTGGTTGTTGGCGGCTCACATAAAGCAGTGTTACTGTTCATTCAGGAGATTAACCAGTCACGGCGCTAACCCGCAACACCGCCAACACGGCTGAAGACTGGCGCAACATCCAAATCAGCGAACCAATCATTGCGTTACTTGTAACCAATCCCCATGCGTGTTGGCCCCACCAGCCAATTATGGCCAGCGGGGTACGTCAGATTCTACTGAACCCAAAGATAAAAGCCATGCAATATCCCTATCGGGAAAAAGATTGCCCCGGCCAGCAGAAATCCCCAGGCGGCAGTCGCAAAACAGGTGAAGATATGCGTCAGCCAAGCGGCAATGCACATTAAGCCAATGATTGCACTCATGTTATCCCCTTAAAACGGAATTTGATCGTCCATGTCGTCAAACCCCGATGGATTGGCCTTGGCTTTTTCCTCTGCGGCTTTGGCGTCGTCAGCACGGTTCGGTTTGCCCTCGCCCTTTGAACTCAGCAAATCCATTTTTTCACCAATGATTTTGGTTGAGTACCGATCGATGCCATCTTTCGTATATTTTTCCGTTTTGAGTTTGCCCTCAATGTAGACCTTTGAGCCTTTGCCCAGGTACTCGCCAGCGATCTCAGCCAGCCGCCCAAATAAAGCCACGTTGACCCACTCGGTGACCTCTTTTTGCTCACCCGTCGATTTGTCTTTGTATTTTTCAGAAATAGCGATGCTGAAATTCGCCACAGCCTTGCCGTCAGGCATGAACCGCAACTCTACGTCGCGTCCCAGGTTTCCGATACCGATAAATTTATTGACCGCCATTTTCTTGCCCTTCCTCTAATTGCTTACCAACTTCGACACCAGTTTTTGACAGCGCATAGAACCATTCGCCATCGCGCTTGGTTACATTTGCCAGCCCCTTTGCAACGACCTCATACATTGCAATTTGCATTTTTGCTTCACCGACCATTTCGATCCACTCTGGGGCGAACTCCCATAGTTGCTCCGCATCATCGCTATACAGAGCCTTGAGCAAATTCCTTGCTTCGTCCTTTGTCCAGCCACAATGTTGCAAATGCTTAATGCTCTCAGTTATCGGGTTTTCTTCCATGATTACGACTCCAACTTGATGATTAACGATTCGACCTCAGTCAAGAATTTATCGACCTCGGTACGCATTTCCGCAATGAGTTTTTCATCACGGCCTGTCCGCACAATCAGCAACTGATTACGCTTGGGCAGTCGGGGATCGTAGGAAACGAAGTCGCACCACTGACGACCTGTCACCCACAGTTGACATTGAATCTGCTTGTAATACTCAGGCGGGATACGATTCTCGAACAGATACCCGAGGTGCGTAGTCGTGTTCGGACACTTCACCTCGACCAGCCCATCGGTGTCGACCAAGCGGTCAGGTGACACGCCCAGCCATTTAATTTCGGGGTGTAGCCAAAACCCAGTCTTGTCCACCAAAGTAGCGACAACAGCCTCGTACGCAATTACCGCATATTGCTCTTGCTCGACGCCCCATTCCATAGACGCATTTGCATACGACTCAGCCGCTACGCCAGTTATACGCTCGGCCACTATCTGGACCTTGTATTTGTAACGAGTCACAGCCTCGGATTTGTCCTTGCCTTTTGCCATCACGTTAGCGATGCCGCTAGCAGTCACATGCCCCATTCGAGCCGCTTTCCACTCGGGCGTTCCCTGCTCCACATGGATAAATGGTTGGTTCATTTTTCCACCCCAAACAAAATATCGCCAGCAGAACGTGGGAACTTTGCGCCCCAGGACGCAATCCATTCCACGTCTTTGACTTCGTCGTTGTTGTTAGACGGGCCGACGTAATACAGCAATCCGTCGTATTCATCATCGACCTGCACGATGCCAACCGACAGCGACGAGGTGAACCATCTCCAACCCTTAATTTGTCGTGCCATCTTGCACCTCGCTTGCTTTTTTAGCGTCTTGCAATTCTTTTTTACGCTTGTCTTTTGCAGACTCAAGTTCGCGCATCGCAGACTGATCGCCTCGCACTTCCTTCACAGCGGCAACGTAGACTGCTTTCAATTCGTCCATATCAAGCGCATACGTTATTTGACCAATTAGCGGGGCCATATCAATCGGTTCGGGTTCCCCTTCGGACGGCAAATCTTCGCCAGCATAGATGTACAAACCCAGGCCAAACATCGCAAGATTTTT